GGCTCAACCAATACTGCGCCGACATCCTTAACGGCACCATTCCAGCGTGCCGCACGGTCGTTCAAGCCTGCCAGCGGCACGTTGACGACCTGAAGAAGAAAAGCCGATGGAGATTCGACGAGGCCAGGGCCAACCGGGCGTGCGGATTCATCGAGATGCTTGTCCACGTCAAGGGCAAGTGGGCCGGCGACCTGATCCACCTAGAGCCGTGGCAATGCTTCTGCATCGGCATGATCTTCGGATGGGTGGACAGAACCACCGGCCGTCGCCGCTTTACTGAGGCGCTGATCTTCGTCCCGAGGAAGAATGGAAAGTCGATCCTGGCAGCAGGCATCGGCGTCTATATGTTCCTCGCTGATCAAGAGCCGGGCGCGGAAATATACTCAGGCGCCACGACCGAAAAGCAAGCCTGGGAAGTGTTCCGGCCGGCGAAGCTGATGGTGGACAAGTCCCCAGGCATCAAGGCGACCTTCGGCGCCGACGTGTTCGCCAAGTCCATGTATCACGGTGCGGCTGGATCCAGGTTCGAGCCGATCGTCGGCAAGCCGTCAGACGGCGCAAGCCCCAGCCTCGCCATCGTGGACGAGTATCACGAGCACGACACCAGCGACCTCTACGACACGATGATAACCGGAATGGGCGCACGCTCTCAGCCGCTCGTGCTCACCATCACCACGGCGGGAACCAACCAGGCAGGCCCGTGCGGGATCTATTTTGACCGGGTGACGAAGATCCTCAACGGCACCCTCGAGAATGACCGCATCTTTGGCATCCTCTATGGCATCGACAAAGAGGATGACTGGACCGATCTGGAAGTCTGGAAGAAGGCCAACCCCAACTATGGCGTCTCCATTGACGACGAGTTCCTGATCCACCAGCTCGAAACAGCCAAACAAACGCCGTCGAAACAGAACATCATCCGGTGCAAGCACCTGAATCAATGGCTGACCGTCGATACCGCGTGGATGGACATTCTCAAGCTGGAAGCCTGCCGATACGCCAAGCTGACCATCGAATCAATGAAGGGCAAGCGGTGCATCCTCGGCCTGGATCTGGCGTCGAAAGTGGATCTCGCGGCGCTGGTTGCTGTGTTCTTTGACGACGCCGACTATTGGGTGTTCGGGAAATACTATTCGCCCAGGGAGACCGTGGAGAAGGAAGAAAACCAGCACTATCGAACCTGGGAGATCGAGGACCGCCTGACCGTAACCCCAGGCGCGACCATCGACTACGATGAGATTAAGGAAGACCTGCGCCAATGGTATGCAGCCTTCGGCGTCGAGGCGGTTGCCTACGATCCGTTCCAGGCCACGCAGATGAGCCTAGAGCTGACGAAAGAGACAATCAACATGGTCGAAGTCCGGCCAACCGTGCTCAATTTCAGCGAGCCGATGAAGGAAGTCGAGAGCGCAGTCTACGGCAAGCGGTTCCATTACGACGCCTGCCCGATCCTGCACTGGATGTTCGGCAACGTCGTGGCGCATTACGACAAGAAGGACAACATCTATCCCAACAAGGTCCGCAACGAAAACAAGATCGACGGCGTGGTTGCTGTTATATCGGCCGTCAACCTGATTATGCGTCTTCGGAACGCGGCACCGCCCGAGCCGCAGATTTTCTTCCTGTGAGGTGAGTATGGAATATCTGAGTGTCGAGTCGGCACAAGCCGTTGTCCGAAGAGCGCGTCTGGTGGCCGAGTATGTCGTGGGCGTCGGTGCCCGCTGCCCGCTGTGCGGCGACTGGGGCGCGAGGCTCTACCGTTGCGTCGTCAGACCTCCTGGCGGGCGCGTGGAACGCCGGTATCATATCTGCATCGCTTGTCAGTGGAAATTCAGGTCAGAGCGTAAAATTACGCCACCATAGCCTCCGAATCGTTGACCCCTACCGGCTCCCCCGCCTATGTTAAGAGCAGAGCAGGCGGAAGCCGGGAGGGCAGATGGGCCTTATCGAATGGTTCAAGAAAACAATCACAGGCGATCAAGAGCAGGTACAGGACGCACTTGTGCCGGTTCGAGCTTCAACGACGCACACCGCGCCAATGAGCATCGAAACGCTGACGGAGCTGATCGGTAGCACCAGTCAGTCCGCTTCCGGTGTGTCCGTAACGCCCGCCGCCGCTATGCGGCAAGCCACAGTTTACAGTTGCATTCGGCTGATGTCCGAAACCGTCTCCCAGCTTCCCCTGCATCTATACGAACGAATCGGCGACAGCCGCGAGCGAGCGACCACGAACCCGCTCTACACGCTTCTCCGCTCGACTCCAAACGGCTTTCACACGGCCTCCGAGTTCTGGCAATTCATCGTCGCGTGCGTTCTTCTGCGTGGCATGGCGGCAGCATACAAGGTCATGGTTGGAAGCAGGCTCCGAGAGCTTATTCCGATCTCGCCGGACAGCATCAATGAGATCTGGCGCGGCACACGCCGGTCCTACAACGTCATCTTGCCGGACGGGCTATCTCAAGAGCTTGGCCCGGAAAATTTCCTCATCGTGAAGGGCCTCACGCTTAACGGCCAGGACGCAATTTCCCCCATCAAATACATGGCCAACAGCATCGGCCTCGCCATCTCGACGAATGACTACAGTTCCAAGTTCTACAAGAACGGCGCACGGCCGTCTGGCGCTCTCGAAACCGACGCGGCTCTCGACCCCGAGAAGGTGAAGGCGCTGCGAGAAGCATGGAGCCTCCAACACGGTGGCAGCAACGTCGGTGGAACCGCCGTCCTGACCGCTGGCCTAAAGTTCAAGCCGATGTCTATGAGCAACGAGGACGCGCAATTGCTCGAGTTGCTCAACTTTTCCCGTGGCGAGATCGCCGGCATCTATGGCGTCCCTCCGCACATGATCGGCGCCATCGAGAAAACAAGCTCCTGGGGCACGGGACTGGCCGAGCAGAGCCTCTCTTTCATCAAATACACCATTGCCCCGTGGCTGAACCGAATTGAGCAGTCCATTTCTCGCGATCTGCTGACCCCGGCCGAGCAGAAACGCTTCTATCCCGAGTTCCTGACAGAGCAGTTCCTGCGCGGCGATACCAAAAACCGATACGAAGCCTATAAAGTGGCTCTTGGCGGGACGCAAAACCCTGGCTTCATGACACAAAACGAGATTCGACACCTCGAAAACCTGCCTCCTGTTGAGGGCGGCGACAAGCTCTACCAGCCTGAGCCATCGGCCGGGCGAAAGGAAGAAGGCGGCAGCGATGAAGAACAAGCTCCGACTGAAAGCGACCCTCCGACAACGCGGTAATTTCCGTGCCGAGGGCAACGAGATCATGCTTTACGGCGTGATTGGCTCGTTTTGTGACGACCTGGACGGGAAAAAGGTCGTTGACGCCATCAAGGCGATGAAAGGCGACATTTCCGTGCGGGTAAACAGCCCAGGCGGCGACGTTTTCGACGGGATAGCCATCGCCAACGCGCTGCGTGAGCATGACGGCAAGGTAACGGTTCACGTTGATGCTCTAGCCGCGTCCATCGCCTCGATCATCGCCATGGCTGGATCCGAGATCGTCATGCACGACGGTTCTTTCCTCATGATCCACAACCCCTGGACCGTGGCGATGGGTGATTCCGCAGAGTTCCGCAAAACAGCCGAAGTTCTGGATAAAGTGGCGGGGTCTATGCGTGGCATCTATCAGAAGCGCACCGGCAAGACGGACGAAGAGGTTAAGGCGATGATGGACGCCGAGACCTGGCTCACGGCGGAAGAAGCCGTTGCCGCCAAGTTCGCCGATTTCGCCGGCGAAGCACCGTCCGAAGAGGAAACGGCGCTGGCTGCTCTCGCCGAGTTCGACCTGTCGGTATTCGACCGGGTTCCCGAGTCTCTCAAGATCGCGGCCAAGGCCAGCAAGCCTCAGACGGTGCGCGAGCTTGAGAAGGTGCTGCACAACATTGGTTACAGCCGAGCCGAGGCAAAAGCGGTTGCCTCCGCTGGTTTAGCCGCTCTTGAACGGCGGGATGCCGGGTCAGAGGAAGACAGCGCGAGGCTGTTGGCTGCTCTCGAAAACCGCAAAAAAGCAATACAAGGAGTGTAAATATGAGCCTCGAAAAGATCCTGAACACGCTCGACGAGCAGGGAAAACTGTTCCATGAGTTCAAGAAAGCCAATGATGAGCGCGTTGCCAAGCTCGAAGCAAATGGCGCGGTTGGCGAAGTGAACACCAAGCTGGCCAAGATGGAAGCGGCTTTCCAGAAGAATGAAGAGACCCTGGAAAACCTCGAAAAAGCCATCGCCGCCAACAACCGTATCGACTTCGGCAAATCCCCGGAAAAAGAACGCCACGCCAAGGCTTTCGCCAAGTTTGTCATCACCGGAGACGACTCCGAGCTGAAGGCCATCAAGGCAGCGGTCAAGGTGTCGTCCGACCCTGACGGTGGGTTCGCCGTGCCGGAAGACCTCGACGCCGTTGTCGATAAACTCATGCTGGAATCGTCTCCGATGATGCAGCTTTGCGGCATCAAACGCTTCGGCGCCAACTACAGCAAGCTCGTCAACGTTCGCGGCGCGACCACGGTCAACAGCGCAGAGCTTGCCGTCATCAGCGAGACCGCAACCAGCAAACTCGTGAAGATCACCCCGGTCTACGGCAAGAGGGTTGCCGAGCCGATTATCTCTCAAGAGTCTCTCGAAGACATGATGTTCGACCCCGAGGAATGGGTGCGGGATGACGTTTCGGAAGAGCTTTTCGAGAACCTCGAAGAAGAGTTCATCACCGGCGACGGCAGCCTGAACAAGACCAAGGGCTTCTTGTCCTATCCGACCAGCACCGCCGTTGACGGCACTCGCGCCTTTGGCGCGTTGCAGATCATCAACTCGGGCGTCTCCGCTGGCTTCAAAGCTCTCGACGCCGCCACCGGGGTCAACCCCGCTGATTCCCTGATCGACATGCAGACCGCTCTCAAGGAAAAGCATCACGCCGGGTCCGTCTGGCTGGTAAACCGATCCGTCAAGGGCACCATGCGGAAGTTCAAGGACAACGACGGCAACTATCTCTGGCAGCCTCGCATCACCATCGGCGAACAGGAAATGCTGCTCGGGTATCCCCTCCGCACCTCGCATTTCATGCCCGCCGCGGCTGCTGGCTCCCTGTCGGTCGTGTTCGGCGACTTCAAGCGGGCAATCCTCCTGATTACCCGCCCGGGACTGTCGGTCGTTCGCGATCCCTACACCCGGGCCCCCAATCTCCGCTTCGTGTTCTCCAAGCGGTACGGCCTGATGCTCCGCAACTCTGAGGCGCTGAAGATCCTCCGCTTCGCCGTCTCCTAATCCTCCCCAAAGCCTGCCCTTCGGGGCAGGCACCATAACCGAAAGGATAGCGCCATGAAGAACATCTTTTTCGCTCTGTTCCTGGTTCTGCTGCTCCCCCTCGTCGGATTCTCCCAGGATCTTGCCACGCAGCTCGACATCACGAACGCTCTCTCCCCCACCACCGGGTCCAGCGATCTCACCGGGTCCGCCATCGACAACCGCAACTTCAAGAGCACGCTGATCGGCATTTACAGCTCGGCCAACGCCTCTTGGTCCGCCGCGGCGTTCGCCACTGTCGAGATGACCCACTGCGCCAGTTCGACCGGCACGTTCACCGCGGTCATCGCTCAGGACGTCGTGGGTGTCACCCCCGACGCTTCTGGAACCATCCATACCTTTGACGAAGCCACCACGGCCGACTCCTACAACGAAGTCCTGTATCTTGGCCGCTATCCCTACTTCAAGATCGCCGTAGACATGACCGGCGTCCTCGATGTCGCCACTCCCACGATCGGCGTTGTCGCAGTCCAGGGCGGAAAGATCCTCGCTCAGTAGCCAATCAGGGCGGGGTTCTCCCGCCCGTCTGGAGCACCCTATGAGAATCCAATTCAAACGGGAATACGCATACGCCCACCGTGGCGTCAAGATCGAGCGTTTCTCTGCTGGCCAGATCCTCGACAACCCGCCCGCCGACCTTGCCAGGATGGCATTGGCTGACGGCGCGGCAATCAATCCCGATGAAGACCAGGAAGAGAAGCCAGCGAAGCGAAGCCGGAAGGGGTAACGCATGCGTTACAAGGTCGCAACAGTATCAACCGAGCCGATAACGAAGACGGAAGCGAAGCTCCATCTTCGCGTCACCGACACGACGGAAGATACCAAGATTGAGGAATTGATCACAGCGGCCCGGGAATACGCCGAAGCGGTCACCGGCAAACTGCTGGCTCCTCGTGTCGTGACGGCAGTCGCGGACGAGTTCCCCAGTCTGACCGACAACATGGTTCTCCCGGTCGGCCCTATTGTCGCCTCCGCATCGGTAACGCTGACCTGGAAGGACTATGACGGCACGATCACCGACATCTCGGCCGACGTGGACGTTGACGAGTATTCCTACAACCCCGAGCTGGCGCTGAAGCCTGGCGAGGAATGGCCTGACGACGACCTCTACCCAACCAACCCCATCACCGTCTCCTACACCGCGGGCAAGGCTCCGTCAAAGAAGGTCAAAAACGCCATGCTCCTGCTGATTGGCCACTGGTTCGACAATCGGGAAGAAGTGGTGGTAGGCAACGAAACCTATACCGTTCCATTCGCGGCTGAGGCTCTCCTTCAGCAGGAAAGGCACACAACGACATGAGCCACCGTGCCGGCAGAGCTAGGACGCTCTTGACGATCCAGACGCGCACCGACACAGCCGATGGGGCTGGTGGGCGCACTCTGGCGTGGTCAACATACTGCACGGCCTGGGGTCGTCAGATCATATGGCGTGGCTCTGCCGAGTTCCAGGCCGATCAGCTCTCGAGTATGCAGGTCTCCCGGTGGGAAGTACGATACCAGGCTGGCATTGAGCCGAAAATGCGGGTGTCCCTTGGCTCTCGGATATTCGAGATCGGCGCAATCTTCGACCCTGACCAGAAGCGTCAGACCATGATTCTGGTGTGTGAAGAACTCCAGAATCCGGGGGTGTAGCATGTCGCAAAATATCGTCGTGAAGGGCCTGCGGGAGCTTTCCCGGCAATTCGACCAGTTCAACCGCAACATGCACAGCGAGCTGAAGGGCGTCGTCAAGGAAACCATCCGCGAAGTCGCCAAAGAAGCCAAATCAGCCGCTCCTGTTCGCACGGGCGAGTACAAGCGGTCTATCGCCTGGGCCGTGGCTCGGTCTGGTCTGATCGCCTGGGCCTACGCTCAGAGGCAGAAGCGTGGTGGCGCTGGCAGAAGTAAGATGTCCTACATCGGGCATCTCCTGGAATACGGCACCAAATTCAACCCCAGGACCGGCAAAGGTAATCGCCCCTACCCGCACTTCGGCCCGGCTCTAGCGAAAGCAAAAGCTCTCTTCGGCGCTCGTCTTGAGGCTGCGGTAGGAAGAATCAGGGGGGTTATGTGAGCATCCGGCCAGCCAAAACATCCGCAGGCGTGGCATTGCAAGCGGCTCTGTATACGGCTCTCGCAACGGTCCTGACTGGATACGACGAGGCCCCGGAAAACGCTGCCTTCCCCTACTTCTCTCTCGGGGAGTCGGTGGTCATCGACCGCGGGAACAAGGTCTCTCACGCCGATGAGTTTATCGAGACAATCCATATCTGGAGCCGTGCCAAGGGCTTCAAGGAAACCAAAACCAACATGGCGGCCGTGATAACCAAGCTCTCAGGCTCGCCGCTGACCGTTACCGGCTATGTGTGCAAATACATGGACGTGGAACAGCAATCAACGTTTCGAGATCCTGACGGGCTGACACGCCACGGGATCGTCCAAATCAGGTTCAATCTGACGCAAAAGTAAAGGAGATTCGATATGTCTGGTGAAATTCGTGGCGTGGACGTTCTGATCTACAACAGCGCGGGCGTGGCGATTGCCGGCCAGCGTGACGCAACCCTGTCGATCAAGGCCGACAAGATCGACACTTCGACAAAAACAAACAACGGCTTCAAGACGGCTCTCGCTGGCCTCCGTGAGTGGTCTGTGAGCATGGACTGCGTGAACTATGACAACGAGACATCGGAAGCCGCCAAAGCCTCTCAGCGCACCCTGCGCCAGGCCGCCATCGATGGCACCACGGTATCGGTCGTCATCGCTATTGGGGACGAGGAAGTCTACCTCGGCACCGCCGCTGTGACCGGCCTCGACATCACCGGCCCGATGACCGACGTTTCCATGTCGTCCTTCACCCTCGACGGCGCTTCCGAGCTGACCTATGAGTATGCCCCGACCTATGCCTCTGTCGCCGTCTCCGGCGAAAACAAGGTCGCGACTATCACGTTCTCCGAGGACGTTCTGACCAACGCCGCCGACGCTGCTGCGCTGAAGGCCGCCGTGACCTTCGCGTCCGACGGAACGACCTTTGTCGCGCTCTCCGCTTCCGATACCGTGACCATCACCAGCGGCGATATGGTCGTGACATTCAATGCCGCATTCACCGGTGCGGCCAACAAGCTCAAGATCGCTGCCGACACCGTCAAGAGCACGAACGGCGCAATCCAGACCGTTGAGCAGACCACCGGCGCGTTCGCAGCGGCCTGATGAGGTGAGATAGCATGAAACCAGTCAAATACGACATCAACGCGGTCTGCGTCATCGAAGAGATGACGGGAATGTCTATTGTCCGGCTCTTTACCGATCAGTCCAACATTGAAAGAATCTCCATCGTTAGGAAGCTCTACTACGCGGGGAGAATGGCCGACGACAAGAAGCTGACGCTTTACGCCGCAGGGCTTGAACTGCAAGAGCTGATCGGCGCAGGAGAAAGCCTTGTCGATGTCGTCGAGAAAATCACTGAGGGACTCATGTCTACCGGGATCTTCCCGAAGCCCGGTGATGAGGCAGGCGAACCGGAGGGAAACCCGACCAGCCCGGCGTAGCCTCTTTCACGGAATGGGCGGAAGGACAATGGGAGTTCGCTTTCGGAGTCCTTCGCCTCCATCCGTGGGAGTTCGGCAGGTATACCCCCAAGGAATACAA